ACGAGCGAGTCGTTCGCGAAGCACAACGTCAGCTGGCGTATACCACGCTCGACATCCAGCAGATCGCCCGCGACCTGGGGTTCGGCGACGCGGCATACTTCAGCCGTTTCTTTCGGAAGCAGACCGGACTCAAACCCAGCGAATTTCGCTCGGCGTTTCGGAATGCGGAAACTAGTCAGCCGAACAGCCAGCATGCGCAGGCAAAGGATTCACCCGAAAGCTGAAGCGCTTTGGAGATATTAAGGCGAAAAGCTTGAGGTGATCTGGTGGTGGGTAACGCCTAAGGCGTAAGGTCGTGTTTCGCATAATTGAGGCTCGGCGTTATGTTGAGCCGGTGCGCTGGGACTATCCTTCGGCCAGCGCAGCCCGTAGGGCAGGCGTAACATAACGGCGGATTATGCGATGCGGCGGTACCATTTTGCTCCTCGAGCAAGATCTTCCAGGATGAAAAATGGTACCAAACCGCTTTTAGGCTCGATCATGATTTGGTACCATTTCCCTCCTCGAGCAAGATCTTCCAGGAAAAGGAAAGGTACCAAAATGCTGATCAAATTCGACGTGACCAACGAGGAGGGCGACCGCCTCAAGATGCAATATGGCCAGAAGGTTGCCAGCAAGGCATTCAAAATGGCTGCTCTCGATGCCTTCGACCTGTATCACAAGAACCAGGACCTCCACGAAGTCATCGACAGCCAGCGAACCGAGATTCGCCGGCTCCGCAACATCATCGAGCAGGCCCGCGCCTCGGCTGCTCAGTTGCTCGAAAAGACCGGCCAAGGTGATTTGATCGATGGATGATCTTCACGAAATTCTCTTTTGTTTTGCCCTCGCTGTGCCGATCTGGCTGCTTGGTGCCGGCCTTCTAAGTGTTGTTTTCTGGTTTTCTGACAACGCTTGGCCGGTCTAGCCTCGACCTCGCCGCTCGCGGCGATTAGTCGCCTGCACTGCCTCCTGTCGTGCCGCATAGCGCCTGCGACGATACCCCCGAAGGGGCCGCAACCATCGACCCACAAAAAAGCCCCCAGCGGCCTGTATGGCCCTCTGGAGGCTTCTCGCGATCTTCTTCCCGCTGTCCCGCCACTACCTCAACCCGCGCCCCGATCTGCCCAAATGGAACCACTCCTGGGCTTCTCTTTGCCGCTCTCCCAGGATCATCAGCACCGCTGACGGTTAGGTCACGAAGTTGCAGTGGTTCCGCCGCGCTTTGGCTTCACCGGCGCAGCCGGGTCCACCATCTCTAATGGTGGACTCTTGTCTAACGGTTAGACTTTTGGGGGTGTTTCCCCATCCGCCGGATTCCTGTCATTCAATCATCAGAACTATTTCGCCCGATGCTGTTACTTCAGCGTAACTAATTGATTTCTCTAATATTTTGTGTGCCAGTTCGCTGTCGCGTAAAGGTTGCATGCCTTGCTTAACCAGCAACTTATTGATTTCTATTGCCTTTTTTCTCAGAGCGTCCTGCTCATCGGCTGTCAGTCGTAGATTTGTAGGCATATTGCTAGTACTCACGTAGGCATCTCCACAATCTTACATGTGTGCATGTGATATGCGTTGACGTGTGCGGGTTCCCCGGTTAACAATCGCCGCAAATGTTATTTGTGTGCACGCACTCATGCTCGACAAAATCCACCTCTTCGTACCGTTTCGGGTCGATGCCATTGCTACCAGCACCGGTAAGCGCGGCAACGAGCTGTTGGTTGTCGATCTGGAAGCTTTGGGCGTTCCGCTCCGTGCTACCAGCGTCCTGTCGGACGGGAAGGGTGGTTATCAGGTCGAGGACATTAGCCACGCTTGGGAATCTCTCTCGACCGGCTTCACGCCGTTGGCGTTCAAGGTCTTTCACCAGTCGCTCGGCAAGCGCATCCAGCCCGGCGTCGAGCTGAAAGCCAGCCCTGCGAAGCTGCTCCAGGGGCACAACGTCTTCGGGCCTACCTCGATCCGGAAGGGCGGGGAGGTGATGTTGAAGTGGCTTGCCGGCTCATATCCGAAGCTGTGGGCCTTGCTGGACTGGCAGGCCGCCGAGGTCTACGGGATCGACTGCACCTATTCCGCCCGCCTGCCCGATCAGCGCACCGCGCTACAGCTCGTCCAGGCGCTTCGCGGTGTCAGCAACGGCCAGACCCGCAACCGTGGTGACGACTACGAAACCACGGCTTATTGGGGCTCCAAGGAAACCCGCCTTCGCAAGCTCAAGGCGTATCTCAAGGGCCCTGAGTTCCGCCGCCAGCTCGATGATGCCATCAAGGCCGCCAGAGCCTACGGCGGTGCCAATTTCGTTCCCTCCCAGGCGTTCGCAGCCCATCGGCTGCTTGCGGTTCTCCAGAACCCTGCGCTCCAGGAGTGGGCCGAAAACCTCCTTCGTCTCGAAGCCACTGTCATGCACCGCTGGCTCGAACGCAGAAACATCCCGACGAATCTATGGGCCCTTTGCGACTACCAGGAACGGCTGGAAGAGCAGGGGAGTTGTTTTATTCAGTGGTGTTGGGAACACGTAACTAAAGAACTGTTTGCGGCCTTTGAAGGTATCTCCATGCGAGTAATTAACGATGACAAAGTGCTGGCCGCACTTAAAGCCCGGTGGACCAAAGAAACGAAGTCCGGGAAATTGTCCGAGGCCTATGCGCTCAATTTGTTTCGCACATATCGCAGCCTGAAAGAGTACGGCTGGGAAGAAACCATGGCATCTATGAACCGTGCGAGTTTCTACAACCACGTTCGTGATATTTGCGAATGCGGACTTTCGAAGGCTGCACTTCAGAAGCTGAAGAAGGACGACCAGAAAAACAACGTTGTTCCGATCCTGCGCTTCCTGCAAGTTGACTTTAGCGCTCAACGTCCTGGTTGGTACGTTGAGCCATCGGTGGAGGCTGCATGATCGCTGCGACGATAAATGTCCTGGTCGTAACCATGTGCGGACTGTTGGCAATTCACTTTCTCGGGCGCTGGGCCCGTTCATAACCGAGGTAATTTTCATGTTTACAAAAATGGGTCTTTGCAAAGGCGTTCACTCCAAAGAAAAGCCAAACGGCATCATTGAACATTATTTGGTTATCACCTCTCCTGGTCGTGACCAGTTCGGCCAAGATATTGAAGAGTCTGTCGGCCTTAAAGTCAGTAAGCGCCAGTTGGATTCTGGTATCGAGAACGCATATAAGAAGTACATTGACCAGCAAGTTTGCGTACCTGTCTATGCCAAAGCCTGGAAGTCAAAAACGGGTACTGCCTTTGGTATGGATTACTGGCTCTCTGATGATGGCTTGCCAATTCCAGTTCAGCGCGTACAGCCGCGTCCGGCTGCTGTATCTGGTGGCAACTAATGGACACTCATGTTTGTGACGAATGCGGCGAAGAGTTCGATGAAGATTCAGATGGATCGGATTTCGCTGTTGTTGACGATCCTGAAGGCGGCACCCTTTGCGCTTTTTGTAATTCAGAAGTAACGGAGTAACAAAACAGTGGATTGCACCGCACAACTAACCGCTGAGTGCGTAACTACGGTGTTTTCCGCTGGCTTCTTTCTCACGGTCACATGTTGGGGCCTGGGAATAACCCTCGGCGTCGCTCTCGGCGTCATTCGCAAACTGTAACGGAGTAACAAAAATGGATGCGATTTTTGCAGCTGTAGACCTGGCCACTGTTGCCACCTGGGTTGGTGCCACTGGTGTTCTTATCATTGGTATCGCCATGGCCTTCAAAGGCATCGACCTCGGCAAGCGCGGCGTTCGGAAGGCCTAACGGCCTCTTCGGGGGAGGGGCTTCGGCCCCTTCATTCATTATGGAAGAAGCGCAAATAGCACTTACCGCAGCGGACCTGGCGATGCTCGCCTATTCGCTCGTATTCATTGGCGGAGTATTCGGCGGATGGGCATTCATAACTGGAGTAAATCAGCGGTTCTAACCCTCCTGGTCGTACTCTCAATCGGCCACGCCCATGCAGCAACTCGCAAGCAAGTTTCGATGCCCTCAGATGGTCAAGTGATCGGCTCCGGTAACGGTTCTTCCAGGAGCGGTGACACACTGCATGTTCCAGGCGATGGCAAGACCGAATATATCCCGTCTTCTTACGGCGGTGGCTCCAAGGGAACCAAACTACCAATCAAGCCAACCTATGATTACTCCATTCCTAGAACAATCAAGGGTATGGCGGGGAAGTTGCGCGGCGGTGTTCCCGGTATGGCCCTAACTATCGGTATGCAGTATATGCTTGACCAGGTAGACGGATTTATTAACGATCTAGGCGAGGTTCGTATTCCATCGGTTCAAGTAGTGCCGGGTGGCTATTATTGGACAACTTCGGTTTCGGCAGTTCGGGGGCCCTTTAACTCGGCTGTTGCTGCTTGTGACGCCCTATGGGCTTCTCGCACCGATTATCACGATGACCGTCTACAGGACCGAATAGATTACGCATCCGATAACCTATCAGCCTATTGTCGCATGCGTACTTTTACTCAAGAGCCGGGTACAGGAGTGGGAAACTATGGTCGCATTTATCGCAATGGCAATTCCTGTGCCGCTGGCTCTACGTATAACCAAGCCGTTGGCGGCTGTATGGGTGAGGGCGGCTCCCGACCTGCCACCGATGCCGACTACGACCTCATGGAAGCCGCAGCTGCAGCGAAAGACTCCGAATGGCTGAAAGAACGTCTTCGTGAACATTGCGAGGGGTCTCTTAATCCTCAAGGCTGCTATGAGTCCCTTCGTGACAATACATGGCTTCAAGGCCCGTCCAGTGTCACCGAGCCGGGTCCCACAAGTACCACCACATCGTCAGCCGGCACTAGCACTACTACTGGCAACACCCGCTATGACATCACATATGGCGACAACTACTACGACTACCGCACAACCAAAACAACCATCGTTACTAAGCCTGACGGCAGCACCGAAACAACTACGGAAACCCAGCCGGAAACCGAGCAGCCGCGCGAAGAGGAAGAGCAGGACATAAACTTCTCTGATAGTGATTTTCCACCTGTAGAGCCGTTCTATCAGCAGAAGTACCCCGAAGGACTCGAAGGTGTCTGGCAGGATGCGCAGTCCAATTTCGATAACAGCGAATTTATGTCGTTCCTTCATTCCTTCGTTCCTCAGTTCTCTGGATCGTGTCCTTCCTGGTCTATGTCATTCAACATCGCCAGTTGGGCAAGTTACGGCAATGTCCCATTCGTTAACCTCTGTTACGTCTTCGACTTCATAAAAGTCATCATGCTTGTCACTGCGCTATTCACGGCGCGTGCTATTACGTTCGGGGGTTGATATGGCTGCTATTGGTAACTTCTTTACAGCGCTACTCGGCAAGATTGTTGGTTTTGCTAAGTGGTTCCTGTCTGTCTTCGCGCAGATATTCAAGGACATCTGGAACATGGCCACTGACCTCGGCTGCTGGTTCCTGGACGGCATACTTTCCGTTGCTGCAACAGCGCTCAACGCAATAAACATCCCGTTCGACCCTCAGACGTATTACTCAATGATCCCGCCTGAGGTCGGCCAGATGTTGGGCGCAATTGGAGTTACCCAGGCCATCACCATCATTGTTGCGGCCCTGGTAATCCGATTCATCCTTCAAACCGTTCCGTTCGTTCGCTGGGGTTCCTGATGATCAACCTGATGCTTGGCCAGCCCGGTGGCGGCAAGTCACATGAAGCCGTCGTCTTTCACCTGATTCCGGCACTGAAACAAGGCCGCAAGGTCATCACCAACCTCGCCTTGGTGATGGAGAAGTTCCAGACGTATTTCCCTGAGTACTGCCACCTAATCGAGATACGCGAGCCTTACACCGAGCGCTACACCGATCCTAAGACCAGGGAGGAGGGCAGCCGCCTCGTTCGGCCGTTCAGTCAGGAGAGCCACTACGGTGACCCATGGCGACAGGAGGAAACCGGTACAGGCCCGCTCTACATCATTGACGAATGCCATCTGGCGCTACCCGTCCGCGGCACACCGGTCGAGGTTGAGGAGTGGTATTCGCTCCATCGGCACGAGGGTGCCGACGTGCTTCTGATCACTCAGAGCTACGGCAAGATCAACCGAGCGATCCGCGATCTCGTCCAGGTCGTGTACCGCTGCAAGAAGGCAACCGCGTTCGGCACTAACGACCGCTATATCCGCAAGGTGCAGGACGGTCTACGCGGCGAGGTCGTCAACACCTCCATTCGTCAGTATGAGAAAACCTATTTTGGATTCTGGAAGAGTCATACTCGATCGTCAGCCGCAGCCGCCGAGCTGGAAGCAAACGATATCGTCCCGATCTGGAAGCGCTGGCCGTTCAAGGGCGCCGCCCTCATGTTCATCATCGCCGCCTGCATGATCACCTGGAACCTCAACCGCGACACAGGCAAGCAACCACCGCCAGTCAAGCGGCCGGAGCCCGCGCCCGTTGTCCAGGTACAGCAAGAACCCTCTGCGCCGCCTGCCGAAGTCGCTCAGCCTCGCGGACCTGAGCAGCAGATACACCCTTATCAGGGCTATCAGCTCTTCCTATCGGCAGTCATGAAGGGCGACCGCAAAGACCAGGACGGCAATCTGCGCCCGTATCTCGTTGGATACCTTACCGTCACTCAGAACGGCCAGCCGATCCGGCAGGTTTCGTTCCGTGACCTGACCGACGCTGGCTACACGATCACCTACGAGTCACCGACCGTCATCGCGCTCGAATACAAGGGCTTTGACCTGGGATATGTCATATCCGCGCTGCCGACCGTATCGCTCGCCAGCAAGACCCCTGACAAGGCCGTAGGCGGATAACTGGGGGGAGTCCGCTTGCGGACGGGACCCGGTTTCTGCCAAGGCCGCAGACAGGGCCATTCCTGCCGAACCAACCGCATTCGCCACTCTTGGATATTCCATGGACGACATGTCGCAATACACCGATGACGAGCTGCGCGAGCTGTACAACTGGCTAACCACGCAACACCGGCTCGTTGAGGATGAACTGGCTTGGCGCTCACGCTGTGAAGACTTGGACCAGGACAAATGAGGCGTTTCGCATAATCTATATTATGTTAAATTGCGTTTGTGGTAATGGCCGTGCTTTGCCATCGCCACCTTCTGGTCCTTTCCCTCTCTGGTATTCGTTTAGCCACGATCAGCACGCGCTCTCT